CTTTAGATAGCGAAAAAGATGTGCGTAATCTTGTACAAAATAGTCATAGGGTTACTAATGTTGAAATCTGGTCTGGGAAAGAAAAACTTTCAGATTCTCAGGTTATTGACATGATTAACCAAGAAGAACCAGAACTTATTAACTCTTAGTATCCGTAAGCCTAGCCCCTAGCGACACGCTGGGGGATTAGTTACTTGACTATACCCGTATATGTTCTATAATAGTATTACAAGATAGAGAGAGGGACACAATGAAGCAAAAGACATACGCACTCACCAAAAGAGGAGAGTCGGCAGTTATGTTTGCTCAGGCATTACTACTGGTCGGTATTGGGTTTGCCGTATTAAACATATTCGCTAGAGTTGTTGTTTGGTTAGGCGATTTCCTAAACATCATATAACCTAGAAAAACAGAAGCCCCCTAATTCTTGGCTAGGGGGCTTTTGCTTTTGTGGGTATTAGTTAGGTTGTTGGGTCATTATTAACGGCAGAGAAAACGGCGTTCATCTCATCTTCTGATAAGTCACCATCTGCCAAATATGCACGAGATAGTTTTTCAACAACTACCGCAACACCACTAATTCCAGCCATCATGACTGCTTTCCATAATTCAACTCCAGCAATCGTACCCGCACCAACAACGCCAAGAGCTGACGCTAGAAATGTTGCGAATATTCTTCCTAGAATTTTTTTCATTTTTTTAACTGACAAGAGGTCCGTCCTTCCAAGGGTATACCTCAAGTACTAACCAAATAGCACTTATGTAGTAAAACAATTTTACTAAAGAAGCCGCAGTGTTAGTTTGCTGCTTGTATTTTTTAGGGGAGGTGAGCTGCTTGTTCTGTTAGGCAGCTCTACGGCAAGTTGTTAGTTTTGGTTAGGGAATTTGGCTGACCATTTATAGAAACTACTTCTGTCAGGCTTCCCACTTCTGTCATATGCATTAGGACCAATGTTCCAAGGTCCCCAATCCGTACCACCTTTACTCATCTGAAAGGCAACGCGGGCATTTATTGTTGGGTCATATAAGTCTGAGTTTGACTTAAGTCCGTACTTCTCTAATCTGTAGGGACCTAAATCTCCAATCATGTTTATCTGAAATAAACCAAAAGATAGATCTCCAGACTTAGGATTGTTGTTTAGTGCGTTTGGATTACCAGTTGACTCTTTCATGACAACAGCCCAAGCAGTCCGTAAACTTTCTCCCTTAAAACCAGCAGAGCGAAGAAGACTTATTAAATAATCATCTTCTATAAAGTGCTCTGGTTTCTTGGTCATGCCCGTATCAAGGGCTAGTTTTGCTCTTTCTTGTTCTACCTTAATTCTGAACGCTTCTTGAGCCATCCTGATAGATGTTTCGCGTTGTGTAGCGTAGGCACTTTCTATGTATGTCGTGTATGTCATTAAGAATATGGATGTAAACAGCACACTTATTGCTTGTTTTTGTTTTCGGGTAACACTATTCCTAGTTTTATTCAAACTTTTTTCCTTTGTTAGGGGATAGGGGATATAGCCAAATAACTCGGCTAAGTGTCTCTGTTTCTTCATATGTCGCTCTATCTAGTATACCAAGTATATCAGTATCTACATATAAAAGTAAGTCTATGCGTGTCGCCAGAGCACACATAGACCTACCCGTATGCAGAGAGAGGTAGGAAAGGTCTATCTCTCTCTTACAGACAAAGTTGCAGCAGTTAGCGAGGCAAAGCCAAACGCTACAACCCACTCAACTGAATTTTGATATGCAGAAATAAAACTTGCTACAGCAAACAATGTTGCAGCAACCGAACTCCAAATAATGTTACTTTTCATGAACTTAGATATACCTACCTTTCTTATCTCTACTCATAGCCCCTGCTCTATCTGACCTACTACTTGTTCTACCTAGGAGTCTTGTAGATGCATCTCTAAAAGTTACCCCAGACATTAGTATTGCTTTGCGAGCCGTGCGATATGCAACGCCTAACTCGCAAGCAACATCTTCTACAGATAGCCCAGATAAATACAGATCTGCTGCCTTCTGTGAAATTCTTTTGCTTTTCAAGCTTCCCCTAAAAAATCTGAGCTGCTGTAAGCTGATCAGCTGGATCAGTTGTTTTTTCCGTAACTCCTGAGTAGACAGTCTTTACAACTTCAGCCCAAATTTTTGGTGTGTGCGTGTATGGCTGATAACCACCAGCACCACCAATAAGAACTCTGCCGTTTGAATACTTGTTTGCAATTTTTGCGATTTGTTTTGCCGCATATGCATAACCTGGGTAATCAAACTGCAAACCACTTAGTGGGTCAGTTTTGTGTGCGTCTGCACCTGTTGCAAGTAGCACGACATCTGGTTGATACTTGTCTGCAAGTTCAACGATTTCATCTATTGCTTTTGCAAACATTCCATCCCCTGCACCATTTGGTAGCGCCCAGTTATAAGCATGGTTTTCTATGTCATGTTCATTACCTGAGAATGGATAGATATCCCTTTGATGTATTGAGCATGTTGGAATATCGGTATCCAACAATAACTTTTCAACACCATCACCATGATGTGCATCCCAATCGATGTACATAGGTTTTAGATTAAATCTATGAAACTCTTTTGCTGCGAAAGCCATATCGTTAAATACACAGAAACCACTTGAATGGTTGTAGTGAGCATGATGCTTCGCACCTTGAGGATTGAAAGCAACTCTTGCTTCTCCAACTATCATTAACTCAGTCAGCCGTGCAGTTCCTGCGAACATTTGCAAAGCCGTAGTTCCTAATTCTTTATTCTTACCTGACCACTCAGATGAAAAGCCTTGTTCTACTACATCATCTACATAATTTTTGTCATGTATTTTGTAGAGGTCTTCTTTGTCATAGTCCTTAACTGATGGTTCAATTTGTTCTATGCGGCCTGATTCTAGAGCTTCCCCTAAAAAATTTACAGCAAGAAGAGCTCTGTCTGGGTTAGTTGGGTGACCTTCACCTAACTGCCAATTCAGATACTCATTGCCGTATGCAATAAATAGTTTGTCATTCGTTTTCAATTAAATCTTTTCCTCTCCAGTTTGCTTCGTTTATCGATAGCAACCATTTTTTGAAATCTTCGTTACACATCACCCATTGACTTCTTGCATCCGTAATGGTGCTTAGCGCATGCTCAGCCGTGTAACCTTGTCTTACTAAAACTAATGCGTTCACCAAGCCAGAGCGATTAAGCCCAGCCAAGCAACGAACTAAAACTCGTTTTCCTTGTTTAAGTTCTTCGTCTACATATTTTGCTAGAAAGAATAAATCTTTAGCAAATACGTCTTTACCTACTTCACCATCGTGAAATGGGTAGCGTAGTTCCTTTACCCCCCAGTCGGCAGGGTTTGACCAAGCATGAAGGGTAACGACCGTGTCGAATTCCTCTGTTGTGATGCGAGGTTCATAATTCGCATCTAAAACTTTCATTCCGATTATGTCGTCGTCGTCAGTTCCCCCTTGCCATAGGTTAGGGGCTACTTCTGTCCATATGTCTTTTGGGAGGAAATCGTCGTAGTTTGCGTCATCGTATGTTGTTAATGTCATTATATCCTCTCATTAAAAAAGTATAGCATGAACGCTCCGAGCATCCAAATCGGGCGTCTGAGTTGACTTGCAGGCTTTGCTAGTGTTATAATAGATTTATGACAAACAAATGTTCTCACCCTTGTATTACCTGCAGAACATCTTACTATTGGAATCAAAGTAAAACTCTCAACGAGGGAGAATACCTTGGAGAACTTAAATTCACAACAGAGGGTGTTGATGAGAGATTTAATTTTAAAAGATATGTTGTAACAATTAAAAAATCAAACACCGTATTAGTCTATGAAATTTTTAAGAATAGAAAACAAGCAAGAATTTTCTTAGAAGCAGAATTTGAAAAACTAACTACAAAAGAGACAACAAGATGAGTATTAATACAGATAACAGTTTAGAAATGCTCAAGCAATACTCCAATGTAGAACTATGCCCAGAGTTACAGAAATTTGTTGTTGACACTGAAATCGGTAAGTACATAAAGCACCCTTTAGTATTCTCACCTCTAGTTTTACCAGGACTTGCGAACCAAATGCTAGAACAAAAAAACAAGCAACTACGAGAAGCTTTAGATACCAAAAATTTCAGTCGATACGTTTTTCTACACGAAAGACCGTACAGACTCTCGGCATTCAAAGACATCAAACATCAACTAACTGATGAGAACTACTGGAAACTTCTGTCAAGCATATGGACTGACACTGAAAACTCACACCAAGACCTAGGCACTTGGAAGAACCTTTTCAAATCTAAGAAAAATCAAAGGCACAATTTGATGACCGAAGAAGAACTAACAACTATGGAATCTTTAGATGACACGGTAACTATTTTTAGGGGTTGTGTGAAGAACCTTAACGAAGACGGTTTGTCTTGGACTCTTGATAGAGAACGTGCAGAGTGGTTTGCTAATAGGTTCGACCAAAAAGGAATTGTCATTGAAAAAGCGATAGGCAAGGAAGAAATTGTTGCTTACTTCAGTGGCAGAGGGGAACAAGAAATTATAGTTATTTAACTTCGTGTTTCTGAATAACGGTATTTATTGGTTCCCCAGTTCCTGGGTCGAGTTGTGCAGCAATTTGAACAGAGTTTTTAACTACAGTCCGTGCAATAGTTAAAGTTCTTTTCTTAGTACTTAACTCTGAAAAAATAGCGCCAAGTGCATAACTAGCACCTGAACCTAAAGCATAGATACCTCTAGAGTCTCTAGCCCACTCGTAGTTAGAACCAAGTTCGTAGATAGTTCCATTAACTACAACCATTATGTAAGAGTCTTGCTCTCCCTCTTTACCGTAACCATTTTCTTCAAAACAACTTTTTAGTTCAGGTATAAATTTGCTAGTAATAAATTTGTCTAGTTTCTCACCAACTTCATTGTTAGTTGGGATTGGTGGTTTGAAAGAGTGAGCCATCAAATTTATAGCTCGCATGTCTCCAGCTGCCCCTAAAAAATATGGACCATTCTTAACCAGCTTGGGATTATCTTTTGGAAGAAGGTAAAGTCTGTTTTCTTCTGTAACTCTTGAGTCATAACCTATTACAGCCCAACCCTCTCCTTGAATTGCTGCAAGTGTTGTCATTCGAATGGATTCCAAATATCTTCTCGTAGGACTTCAAATCTTTCTGAATTATGTGAGTTAGTTTTAGAAATGTCTTCGTTTTCTATTAACTTATCTAACGACAAGACAGCCGTACAACCACTATCCTCAAACATGATTACTAATTTTGTATCGCCATCAAGTAGGTCGTCAACGATAGCCGTATAGAACGGAACTTCGTGCCCATTAGGGTGATAATGGCGCTCAACAATCTTCAGATTCATACCAAAATTTTATCCCCTAATCCAGAGGTTTATCGGTAGCAACACCAGTATCACTTTGAGAGAGGGTAAGTGACACTGGCGCAGGGGGTATTAGGGTGGGTTACCCCCTGTTCCTATGGGCGGAATAATTAAACTCGACGCTTAACCATAGTAGTAAAAGTGTAATATAAACAAGAAACCTTGATTCTCAAAAAGTGACCGTATGCCGCAACCCAGCTGATCCATCCCCCCAAAAAATATGTGAAGGCAGCCAGGTTAAAAACAAAAATACCCTTAGATGTTTTCCATCTAAAGGTATTTATGTCTAGTATTTAAGAAACTAAAGTTAGATAGTTTCTAAAATTTTTCTTTGTTTCCAACCATCACCATAAGTTTTTACTCTAAAAGCCATTTCCATAGAAATTGCTAATGATTCAGTAATGTCGGTGTAATCCCTTTCAGGGTTTTCCCCCTTTGGAATGTAAGGAGTGTCGGATTCTTCTGTGTAATCTCCGTACACAACAACTCTGTCTCCAGCCCAATGACCTGACATTGGAGTTGCTAGTAAGTCACCACCACCTCTTTGTGGAGACGTCATAACCAACAAATAGAGAGCATCTGATAAAGAACCCTGCACATTTAAGTGCTCAAGTTGCTTTGCACCCAAACCCAATCCATGTGGATTAACTATTTCTTTCTTGTCTATATTTACTAACGAGTGATATTGTCCCACTTTGTCCTACCTTTCTAAATCTATTATAGAAACTAATAACTAAAAAGTCAAATTTTAAAAAGTTAGTTCTCGGGAACTAATAACTTTTGCGTGAGCTAGCTGCCAGCTGGAGCTGCCTTCTCCACTTCCCCTAAAAAATATTTCGTCTTCGGCCGCAAAAAAATAAACCCGAGCGATTGCTCGGGCTTATCTTTGTCGGCGTCTTTACTTTTTAATTCAAACCATGACGCTCTCGGTAGTCTCTAGATTCATCTACAAATCTTTTAACTGAATCGTTTAAGTCAACTATCTGACTTGGTGAGAGTAATGCGCTCATTACTCCAGTTAGGTGGGCATACATACTGCCCGTGTTGCCGTAATGTGCTTCAAGCAACTCTTTGCACTCATCTAGCAAGTCCCATTTAACTTGGCTAGTTACCTCTTTTAATGTTTCCATACTTCTATAATAACCTAGACCCCTGACAAAAGCAAACACGCCCCCAAACTTTCGAGGGCGTGTCTGACTAAGTTTATTTACTTAGTTACTAACTTAATGTAAGGGTTAGCATAACTTACTGCTTCCCAAACTTCAGAGAAATTAGTTTTTAGTTTTTCTCTGTCAATGTCGGTGCGTGGTACTTCTTGTAGAAACACACGAGGGACACCATTGATAATTCCCTCTTTGGCTTCGCCCATTAAGTCAAAAATAACTTTTTTAACTTCTTTTTCTTGGGCTTCTAGTGCTCTTAGAGTACGGCGCACTTCATTTAATTGATTGATGTGGTTCACTATGTCGGTAGATGTTAAATCTACTGCCTTAGATGTGCTGACCACTTCGGTAGTAACTACGCGATTGATGATTGTAGTTGTCATGGTTTTGTCTTTGCCTCTTTTTCTTTTTAGTTAGGTAGCGCCTTGCTACTAACTTCTTACTTCTATAATAGATGAAACCCCTGACAAAAGCAAGTCGATTTCTTCCATTTCTTTTCTTATTTTTGCAGCCATAAAGATACGCCCAGCGTCGGTATGTTCTTGAGCAATTCTCTTTAGTCTGCTTCGCCTTGCTTGTAGTTGTTCTCTATTCATACTTCTATAATAGATTAAACCTCTGACAATTTCGGGGATTTGTGTTTTCGGCGTGTCGGGCTTGACCAGGAAATTAGCAGCCAGAAGATTTTAATATTTTTTAGGGGAGAGCTGCTTCGCAGCGGCGGCAGGCGGCAGAACTAATAACTTTTTCTTGCGAGCCGCGCAGCACCTCCACCGCCACCACCACCAACACCACTTCCACCTCGAACTTCCATCTGTCCCCCTAAAAAATATACGAAGGTAGCAGCAAAAATTTTTGCATAGGGCAAAAAAAATAGCCGCGCTTTCGCGAGGCTACTTTTCTTTATTTCTTTTACCAAGCAGGTGGAACAAATCCACTTGGTGGCTCTGGGGTTTCGTCGTAAATAATTACTTGACCATCGTGGTTTTCTAGTGTTGAAACGCTGTAGTCCATTTCAATCCCTCGATTACGTTCGTAACTATCTGGCAAATCCGAGATGTTAAGTTCATCATCAATAACTTTGTTGATGAGTGACTTTGCTTGCTCGTCATCTGCTGCCTCGAACCAAACTTGGTTCATTGAAACTTCATTAAATCTAAATGAATATAACATGTGTTAGTTGTTTCCCTCTTTCTCTAAGTTGTAGCGCCTTGCTATCAACCTGTTAAATCTATTATAGCAACACCGACTGACAATTTTCTATGCTTCGCAATCGTGTCCGTACATACATTCTTCGCTGTCAAAGAATGTTGAATCACATTCGTTGCATTGCCAAAATATCTTGCCTTTTTCAACCATCATTAGTAATGACATGTTCCACCTTGCCTCTCTAACTCTATAATAACACACCGCAGCGACAATTTTCAATAAAAAACCCCCCGTATGTTTACAGGGGGTAATTATTTTTAAATCCAGTTAGTTAGATTGTGAGTTCTACAGAATCTGGCACAACGTGCTCTAGTGCTCTAACTATTGCGTGTTGGAGGGTGTCTTCTCCTCGTTCAACTAAAAGTTCTCCCGTTACAGCGTCGTACACATCAACTTTGTACCAGCCATCAAACTCGTGTATTTCTATTGTTAGCGAATGCATTTATTTCCTCTTTTCTTAAAACAAATAATACCAAAATTATTTAATAAACGCAAGCCTCCGTAATTTTTACGGGACGCCGCTTACAAACAAAAAGTTATTTTTTCCTGGGGCCGCGCCTTCGATCAGTTCCCCTAAAAAATATGACAGCTGCTGAAGGTTAAAAATAAAGAAAGACACGGGGTGATTATGGAGTAAACCCCGTGCCTTTCCTTTTTCCTAACTTCTACGCATCTCTCGTGCGTAATTAAAGTTATGAAACTTTCATCACTTCTTTAAGTGGTCGAGGAGTCCAATACAAATCTCTCTCAACTGCTGGTACTTCCGTGCCAAACATTTTTGTTGTTACTTTGTCTAGTTCGGAAAGACTGAAAGTTCCTAGTTCGTTCTCGAAACCCTCAACATACCCGAAGAAGACATCCTTGCCATCAAACTCGGTGGCGTACCAAGTCCAATTAGAGTACGGGCTAAAGAATTTCACCTGTACTACTGCGTCCAAGCCTTTTTCTTCTTGCGAATAAAGGTCTGGCATTTTTTCTATGAGTTCCTTGGTCATTAGTTTATGACCTCTTAAATTACTCACGGCTTACCTCTCTTTCTACTTCTATAATAACCTAAACCTCTGACAAAATCAATTTCTCTGGTCGTCAATGGCTCTGCGTTTTTTCTCTGACCTTGTCCGATTTCTTTTCGTTCGCCTGTCATCAAAGATTTGATGCTTCTGGTCTTGTACGTAGCTGCCTCGACCCATAACAAATTTTTTTAAGAAACTATTTTTCATTCTTATCGTTTTCCTTTACGGGTGCAGGATATCCGTACCAATCCCACCAACCTAGCTTTTCCATAAAATTTCCCTCTCTTTCTACTTCTATAATACCACGAAATAAGTTCTTGCCGCAAGCTTCCCCTAAAAAATATGTGAAGGTAGCTGATCTCCAGCTCCCAGGCAGCTCTAGAAATTAAAGTTATTTGTTTAGCTGCAGGTGTAGCTGCAGGTGCAGCTCTAATTCCCCTAAAAAATATTTAAGCTCCCAGGCAGCTCGAGCTCGCTGCACATGAAAATACCCCGCGTGCCAAGTTTCAGCACACGGGGCATTTAGTTATTTAGTTGACCGCAAACACTTTGGTGTTACGAGCGTATCGAACTAAGACTTTGATTCCAAGTCGCTCCGCATCAGATTTATTTAGATACGAACCGCTTCTAGAATCTTTGAAGTCTTTGTTATCGCGCCAGTCTGCTTTTATCTCAGACTGATTCTTGTAATCCCTGCCGTATGCTGGAACCGCTTCAATGTAATTCACTGTTTTTACTACCTCACTTTCATTTACTAGATTACCAGACATCACTGACAAAATTAACTATAAGAAATTTTGTGTCTGATTTGGCTGCCGACCTATTTTGTCAGTCGAGTGTTCTATAATAAATTTATAGAAGTTAGCAGGGTGCAAACTTTGAGAAAGTGAGGAAACACAAACCGTGAAAGTTTGGAACATAGACTGGGTAGATGAAGACGGTAACCATAATGTAGGTACTGCTTTGTTTGCATCATTAGAACTGGCAGAATTGTACCTAAGAGTAATGCTTAATCCAATGGTGGAGAAAGGCTTCGACGGCAACACCTACACCATAGGCGAGTTAGTCGTAGTTACAGAACTCTAAATTAAAAGCGCCTAGTCCCTGATAAATTTCAGGGGCTAGGCAATTTAGAAGAAATGTCAGTCCGCTATGTAATACTAATAAAACTATGAAAGATAACAATAAAGCAAGTGAATACGGATACCAAGCCCTTATGGGTACCATCTTCGGAACTGGTTATAAACAGCCAGTAGACGAAAACCCGATAGTACAAAAGCGTCGCGCTGAATGGTTGCACGAACATTTAACAGATGATGAAATCTGGGAAATTTACGACACCCTAAAGTGGCAGCAGGAAATGAAATGAGGAAAAACCAAACCGTGAAAATTTATAGAGTATCCTTCGTTGGAAAATACGGTGAAGCAGATGTTCTCGTTGAGAGTAACATCAACCATCTAGATGAAGAAACGTCAAACATTATTATTGACGAAGGCATCAAGATTGGTTATCAAATACACGGAACAGACTTCCGTGATCGTTTAGACACTTACGCGATTACCGCGATGCCTGCCTAATCAAATAAAAGTTACCCCTCGTAGAAATACGGGGGGTAATTTTTTTTTCGTGTGCCGTAGCAGCTGGAAAATATTTTTTAGGGGGAGGAGCTGATGCGCAGCTCGGAACCAAAAGTTTTTACTTTAGCTGCGCGAACTAGCTGCAACACTTCCCCTAAAAAATATCTCAAGTAAAAAATGACCCCGAGCCCGTTTCCCACAAAAAGCTCGGAGTCATTTTGGTTTAACGGCAAGAGAGAAAGGGGAAATTTGTATTCTTGCCGTTAAAGTTTTATTGTGGAACTGGAAATCCACCTGTCATAATTTCCCAACACGCTGGGTGCGTGCCTGAAACAATTTGCTCGCGCAAAGTTTTATCTAAGTCGGGGAAAGCATCTTGAATTAGCGCACCGATTTGTCTTGCCATAAATCCGATTGCTGGAACTTCAACTTCACCCTCTTGACTACAAATACCACAAACTGGCGTTCTCATCAAAACTGTTTGCTTTTCAAATATTTCTGTGACATCTTTTGTCATTTTCCCACCTCTCTACTTCTATAATACATTACTAGAAACTACTTGTCAAGCCCAGCCGTAACTTTTTTCTTAGCCTTGTCAATCTTTGTTTTGGTTCTTTTCTCTACTAAATCAAATTGCTTGTTGAGATTTTTATAGATGTGATTTAGTTCGACATTAAACTGTTGCTCAACTCGGTCTAACTTTTTGTTAAAGGTGTCAAGTATTTTAATTTCGTCTGGCTTCCGTATTGCATAGATTAGTTCACTCTTCATTTCTTCCTTACCATCTCTTTCTGTTTATGTGCTTGCCCTTGTTGGCATAGTCAAAAATAGTTATTATAATAGTTATTGTTATTAAAGTAAAACCTATAAAGACAAGACCCGTTTCAAAATAGCTTAAATCGGGCAGCATCTTTTCCCCTAAAAAATAATCTTTCATTTGGTTCTACAAATCCTTGCCGTAAACTTCTTTTTCAATTATTTTCTCGTACTCGGTTACTTCTTCTTCGCTCCAACCAAGTATGGCAGCGAACTTGTGGAGAAGATGTGTAGCCGTCATTTTTTCAGAAAGCATGGCAAAGAATATCTCTTGCTTCACGCCGCCTACTTCTTTTCCCCCAAAAAAGTTATCTTCGGGGTTGTAGTTCTTAATCCACTTTTCGTGCTCGGAAAGAAAAGCTCCAACCGAGCCGACTAAAATATCTAGTTCTTCCCTGGATATTTCTATGTTTATTTTCTCTGTATCATTTGTCATTTATTTTTTGCCCGAACCTTTCATTAAATCATTGTATCCCAAGCCCATGACATAATTAGTTATTTCATCTGGAACAACTCTTTCATCAGTAACCTGGATATCATCAACCCAATAAGCGATTGTGTGGTCTTCTACACCCTCTTCATCAAACAAAAAAGAAACTTCGTAGTTTTTGTTTTCATTGAAGATAGTGAGTGTTGTTTCCCAACGGCAAGCCGTAGGTTTAGTTCTTTTAATTTCTCTCATAAAACTATTATAACACTCACTACCGACAAAAGCAACCTCATTTTAGAAATGGAAATCAACCACAACTAAGTACTGATTACCTCTTTTTTCAGGGTCAGCAAGTTTCTCTCTGAAATACCTAAGTTCAGCCGTGTACTCTTCCATGTCATAGACACCAGAAGAAGAGTTCCACTCTCCACTAAGTATTTGTAAAATAGACTTTGCTTGCCATAACTTCATACGACCCTCAAAGTATTCGTGATTCATCTCTGGTTCAACTTCTGGGTTGTAGTTAAACACATAAGTATTTAAGTCAAAACTATTTCCAAGTCCCTCGAGACAATGTTTAACTTCAATACTGCGAGCAGATAGAAAGTCTTTAATTACTTTTTCTGCAAGTTCTGGGTCATCTTCATAGCGCATTGAACCTTGTGGGTGTTTTTCTCCAAAAACATCTCCAGCCCAGCGGCCAGCAAGACCTGAACCAAAAGCGCCTTCGCCATGCCAATCAGACCAATCGGGGGAAAGTCCGTCAATAGTTAATTTGTTTTCTACTCTCGATACAGCTTGTTCGTGACTATCTGCTTCAATAAGTAAAACCTGTGCAACATGCATAGTTTGTTTCCTCTCTTTCTAAATCTATTATATAACTAACAACTGACAAAAGTCAAGTAAGTAGTTACTATCCGTACATGGGAACAAAAGTTCCGTCAGACTTTTCTCCCCCAAAATATCTTCCGTTAACGAGTATTTCGGATAGCAAACTTTCTGCACCTTGTATCATTTCTTTAATTTCATGAGTAACATAGTCAAGGTGTTCTCCGTCCATAGAATAGAAATCAAACCAGGAATTGTTAATGTGGATTAGTTTTTCTTCTTCTAAAGCGCGAGAAAGTTTTTTATCCGTGTTGTATCCAGCAGAGATTAAGCCTTCACCATTACGGTAAACATTTCCCTGTGTATCTTGGTAGCGAGTCTCTCCGTCACAATAAACAAGCAGACTCCAATCCAAGCCGTCTTGTTCTAAAGTAATTTCTGCTATGCAATCTAAACCCGTATAAAATACTGCGTCTTGCCTGTAAGTTTTTGGAGTAGGTATTTTCCATTTAACTTTAAGAGTTCCTTGCCCGTCAGCTGTTATCTTCTCCATAAATCTATTATAGAGTAAGTCAAGCCGCTTGTCAAGAGTTCCCCTAAAAAATATTTTGCTAGCTGCAGATCCGAGCTCGGGAAATAATAACTTTAATTTCTTTGCTCGGGGAAGGTTTGCTTGCCGTAAAAAAAAAATGAACCTGCTAGACGCGAGTGGACACTACTCGCTGGAAGGACGAATACCCAAAGAAAGGGTCTCACGCCTAGCAGGAACTCTATTAAGGTTAAGGGGCAACCGATGCTTTTTGTAGCGCCTTGCCTGCCGCTTTACCAATTTCTGTGGCAACTTCTGCTGGATTAACTGTACCCGACAAAACTACTGCACCTGTGTTGTTACACAACTTTTGTGCATAATAATCTTGGTGGATTGGAATAAACAACACTCCAACGCCTGACTTAGCGCACTCCTGTACCCAACGCAAAGCCTTTTCTGCCTCGACTCTTTTGTAGTTAGCGTCACTAACAACAACTAATAATCTTGCACCTCGACCACCGAGTAAATTAAGGTTTCCATTTAACGCCTTAAATCCTCTGTCAAACTGTTCAGTATTATCAACTGCTGAATAAGTTGTCACATTATCCAACTTCTGACCTACTCGTAAAGTTGGGAATACAGAATTTCCAAAGTAAACCATAGAAACTTTACCTTGTACTCTTCTAACTGCTTCACTCATAATCCACGCTGTTGAAGCCATTGGTCCCATGGCAGGGTGCATTGACCCTGAAATGTCAACCATAATTCCTACAGACAAAGTTGGGTCCTCTGTGTGTTTGCGTATAGTTCTGCGCCACGCTTCGGTAGGAGTGTTAACTCCTCGTTCTTTCATAGCACTTGCTTGAACCAAACTACGAGTACGCAATCTTCCTGGAGGAGTTACGCTGTTAATTTCAAACTCGTCACGCTCGCGATATTTTGCGCGTTCAAGTATCTGTGCAACTTTTACTGCTGCAACTCTTTCGTCAGAGTTAGGTTTTCTAACATCAACTATTACGCTAGAAGTAGAGTTATCTGTTGCAGAAGTTCCGTCTGAATAAACTTCTTTTGCAATTTCTGTATGCTCTTCTTCTAACTTTGACCTGTCTTTTCTTCCTTTAACAATTTCTTTCCACTCTTCGTCTTGTTCCATTTCTATAACTTCGCTAGTGGAAGAAGTTTCAACTTGGTCTTTAGTTTCTTGTAAAGCTTCTTTTAATGCTTCAACAAACATTTGTTGTAGTTGTTTGTTCTCTTCATTATTTTCGCCTTTTTCTTCTTTCTTTTCACGAATAAGTTTTACCCACTCTTTTGCGATTGGATAAGTTAATTCCATATTTGTATCTATAGTGTGTGTCTGAAACTTTCGGGCAAGTTCAACTAACTTAGAAACTAATTCTGCTCCTAAGAAATCATTAAGAATTTTGCTAAGACTTTCTACTTCTTCTTCAAGTAGAACTCCTGCTTCAACTCTTGCTAATACTAAACCAACTAAAAAGGCAGCAGAAGATACAGAAGAAGAGTTCTTAAACTTTTCCTCTGCTTCATCTACAACAATTTCCATAGCGCAGGAGCGCAAGAAAGGACGAAAGGTGTTATCAGTTGATAAACCTCTACCCTCAATACGAGATTCTTCTAACAACATTAAAGCGTCAAACTCATCTTTATCTGTCAATTCTTCCATGGCTTTTTTAATATCCCACCTAGAGAACCTAGCGTGGAACGCTTCATGCAAGATTGCACCTACAGCTTTTGGAAACTCAAACTGATTCTTTCTTTGTGTTAAATCTTTAATTTGTTCTGGTGTTGTTGCATTACCAAAAGCAATACCTACATTTACTTCTATTTCTGCTGTTTCTGGAATAAAGCATGCAGGGGCAGAACCACCTGCATTAGGTCCTACATAAGCAACTAAGTCGCTTCTTCTAGCAAACTCATTTACTAGAGTTGTTATATTTGCGCCAACTTTCAACCACTCGCTAGGAGTAACTTGTGCGCGTGTTTCATTTAATTTAATGTGTCCCATAATATTTGTGTCCTTTCATAATCTATTATAGAGCATGAAAGGGGTGAGAGTCAAACTCCCACCCCCCATGTCTGCCAAGAGAAAGTGAGGCTAAATCTTGGCAGGTCTGCACTCTTCGCCAAACACTCGAGTTAGGACATCAGCCACTAAAGGTCTGTCCAACTCAGGTGAGGACGCGAGCAAGTTTGAAATTGCAAAGTCAGTTCCAAACTCATTGTTGATATCACGAAACGCAAGAAGTTCTCGCATTTGTGGTGCCCAAGAAGTTTCGCCTGAACTTTGTTTCTTAGATAGGTTTTGTGCAGCAGTAACTAAAGTTGTTGGTACACCTAACTTGCGAGCAAGGTCCCAATCAGTTGTCATTTCTGCTTGCAAAGTGAAACGAGAAACTAATGCTTCACTTAATCTAACTCCTGGAGCATTTGGATTAGTTGCAGCAACCACAAAGAAATTGGGGTCTGCTTTAACTATTGGTCTTTCAGGATTCGCATTGACTTTTAATTCTCTGCGTCCGTCCATTAGTCCGTAAAGTACAGATAAAACTTTCGGGTCAATCAAACCAATTTCATCAACAAAGTAAACGCCACCATTTTCTGCAGCTTTTACTAAATCTCCGTCAATCCACTCGAAACCACCACTAGGAGTTTGTACATAACCACCAACTAAATCAGCGACTTCTGTATCACCTGTTCCCATGAGTGTGTAAACTCCACCCTCTTGTTCTGCAAACGCAGCCTCGATAAGTGCAGTTTTACCTGTTCCTGGCGCACCATAAAGCATGGTAAACATTGGTGAACCAATACTTTCAGAGAAATACTTTTGTGTTGCTTCTCTTGCTTTGCGTAGTGCAGAAACATCTTGAAAGTTTCCCCACTTGCGAGCATGATACTTATCGCCATTTGGACGAATATAAATATCTTCCTGAGAAGTTTCATCAAGTGCAACAACTGTTTTTCTCACAGCTCTTGGTTTGCGTGCTTCACCTGACGCTCTTTCTATAAATCTTCCGTAAGGCGTAACATCTGAGTTAAGTCTTAGTTGTGCTTCAACATCAAGTTTCTGAGTTGTTACATCAACTAGCATTTCCCAAAGGGTACGACTAACTAATGGTTGTTCAAAAGTTGCAACACCACTAGGACCTAACTCTTTTAATTTATCTTTTAATTCTTCGTTGTTCATATTTTCCTCACTTTTCTCTGAACAATTATCTTTTGGTTATTGTTAGCGCTTCTGGATATTTCATACCCTTTTTCGCCTGTTGAATACGATAGACAACTTTTGTAGGAGTTCTACTTAAAGCAACATCTCTCATATCCTTATTAGAAACTTCTACAACTATTGGGTTGTAAATAAGTTTCCAATTTGCTGAACCACCTGAACCCGAACCCATAATAAGTCTCTGAACTATACTTCTAAAGTTGCCTTGTAATCTCTCAATCACAAACTCTTCTCTAGACTTTGCTGGGTAGATAGCACTAATTGAACTACCTGATTCAATCAAACTCATGGCATTTGCTTCGTTAATGGTTGTAATACGCCATTGACGCTTTGGTGCATGAGAGTGTAATTGTCGGTAATACAAACGAGCAGGGACAAACTGTCCTACCTCTGTATATCCGTCAGGAGTGATAAAGAATTGAACGAGAGATAATTTATCTTCTCTTCCAAGTTCTGCGTACACGGAATAACCTTGTACTTTACTTTCTTTGTCAATCATGTTTCCTCACTTTCCTTTCTAACTCTATAATACATTATCCAAGTGACATTTGCAACTTGGGGCGTGTTTACTCTTTTACTGATTCATCATCAACCCATTGGTACTCGATACCTAATAAGTCAAAGACTTTGTAAGACTCTGGGTCTTGGTCACTATTACCTCTACCTTTTTCTATCCACTCTGAGACAGCTCTGGCAGCAAGAGGTCTGTCTTGGTCCCTAACTTCCTCAATATGAGTAAAGTCTTCTTCTGTCCAATCAGTTGTGTCAATAATTGTTAAACCACTTGCATCACCATAATTTCCATCAACTGCAAAATAGTGTAAAACTTTTACTTCTCTCATATAAATCTCCTTTTCTTATTTTTATTATAAAGACTAAAGCTTTTGTTGTCAAGTACCCCTAAAAAATATTACTGTAAAAGAAAAGTTGGGCTGGGATCTCCAACCCAACTAATCTTTGTGAACTATCTTAAATAGTCTTTAAGAAAGTCCAAGGCGTAGACTTCTGGACTTTTTCATATATTTCGCTGAAATCTTTTTTCAAGACTTCCATGTCCACAAAGTTTTTAGTTCTGTGTTCAAGTTTTAGTCGAGTGACACCATTGAGCGTTCCAACTTCAGCGCCATTTAGAAGTTCTCTAAGTTGTGCGTCAATTTGTTCTTGCTCTTTTTTTAGTTCAGCAATAGTTGCCTTAACTTGGTTAAAGCTCTGCATTAACTGTTCTGCGTTAGTTCCATCTAATACGGCAACAACATCAGAAGTTTTAACTGTAGTTGTTGTAGTTACTGTCGATACTGACATGGGTTTTGTTTTTCTCCATTTCTCAAAGTTAGCACCTTGCTACCTTGATATTTCTATTATAGAACCCCCCACTGACAAAAGTCAAGTAGGGGGGTCTAAATCTTTTACTTTGCTATAACTGGCTTTCTTGTGTTAAAGCAAGGCAAAAACTCTGAAACTGGCATACCAGTTGCGATTGCGTTCTTTATCAAAAAAGTCAGTTTGTTCTTGCCCCTATTTTTTCCTTTAACAAATTCAATCATTTGCTCGGAGATAAGAAGCAAGTTATGTGCTTTTTCAACTTCGCCATTTACCCAAAACAAAATTGCCGCACAAGTCAAAGCATTAGCTTTTTCGTAGTATGGTCTTTTTGTTCCTACAATAAAAAGAAGTTCGTTAGCAGTATGCACTTGTTCATCTTTAGAAAAAGTATTAACTGCCAAATCTAAAAATTCGTCTCTTTTTTGAGCACCATTTTTAATTGAAACTTCCTTGAATAACTTTTTATTTAATGGAATATCCACTTTTATTTCCTCTCTTTCTAATCTCTATAATAACATACCCCTCTGACAAAATCAAAGGGGCAGTTATAGTTTTTAGGAATTAACTTTTTCTTCGCTAACTACTCTTGGGCAATCGGAATAGAAATACTCTTCATCATTTCCTTCGGCACAATTACAACTACCGACATCACCCATTTCTACATAGGCTTTGTGGCTCAGTTCTTCTTCATACCTTTCTTCTGTTAGTTCTCCGTTTGCATATTCATTTATTCCCCAGAATTGCATGCCTGGCTCAACATACATAATTTTGAACTCAAGGGTAGGAAACTTTTCTGCAAGTATTTCTATAATTGGAATACATGGAGACCATGCCGTCCACATAGAATAACCAATCTCTCCTTTATCTAATAAATCTAGAAAGGCATAAGTTTCAAAAGAGTTCTCTCCATCAACATTTGCAACATCCCATTTAGTTCCCCAATGGTTTATATTCCACTGATACCAAGCCTCGCTTTTTATGTAAGACTCCATTAGTTCTTCGTCTGGTCTTACTACATTCCAAAAAGCAAATACAGGATTACTAAACTTTGTAGTTTCAGTTTCCTCGTATTTAGGTGGCATTGCGTATTGTCTTTCATAAGGCGCTCCAACAAAATCTATAAGTTTTTGAAGTTCTGCTTTCTCGCCCTTGATTGTTAATTCATTTGAACACCAGTTTGGCATTTAGTTCCTCTCTTTCTAATCTCTATAATAGCATTTGACAAAAATAATGTCAAGACTGACTGAAGGTTTCGGGAACTAATAACTTTCTAGTAACGCGTACAGCTGCTGTGAGGGGTAGGAGGCCAGACTTGTTTCCCAGGCTGGGAACTAATAACTTTCGCGTAACGCCGCAGCTGACCAAGCTGTTCCCCTAAAAAATATTTTTTAAGGGAGCTGATCCGCAGCTGGAAAATACAAGTTGTTTTTTCTCAAAAAAATAAAACCCCCCAGTTTCCTAGGGGGTCTTATTACTTCACGGGTCAGTTTTCGTCACACTCAAAACACATGCCAACATAACGTGGCACTAAGTAAACCGTATCCTGCATAAAATCTGCAAAATTGTCGCACGTTGCGCACTCCGTTAATTCTTTTATCATTTGGTAACCAAACTTGCTGACTCAATAAACCCAGCACCGTTTAGTTCAGGGTCACGAGCAGGTATTAACACATGCCCGTTATCAAAAATTAAAACAATCGCACCGTCTGATTCGTACTCATCCCAACCAAAATCCTCAATCTCTGAGTCCGTCATAGGGCGAGCCGTTACTAATTTTGCACCGATAGCACCCTTACATTGGTCTGCATAAAATTGCTTAACTTCATCTTTAGTTTTTACTTTCACTCTTGCCTCCTAAAATTATTATAGAGCACGGGGATGACATTTGTCAACCCCACCCCCATGCCGTCTATTTTTTGCTTGCACTAAAAACTATGTCTGCTTTGTTAAACACACATAAACCACATCGAACGCATGCCGATCCGTCTGTAGAAATTAAAGATAATCTTTTAGCATTCTCAGGGCACTTTGCTCCAGGCTTGCCAGTTATCTCTTTCATCTTTGCTTGCCCGACTTGAAAGTTGTCTGCAAGGTATGCAAGCCGAATGTTGTCTTTTTTCTTTAAGATAGTTGCAACTTCTATGTTGTCGTCATCCGTAGAGAAATATAAAGATAAGTTTTCAATCCCATTCAATGTTTGGGCTGAAGCTGCCACGCGAGTGTAAACCCAGAATTGAATATCAGAATTAGACTTAATGACTTGCTTCCACGCCAACGTATATTGTTGACTGAAGAAATCGCCGTCCCAGTGAATGCGAAATAGTTTTTCAGCATTGCGCTTTTCGCAGTCTTTTCTAAAGTCTGAAACCATGTTGTTTAATAGTTCAACCATAGTTTGATAGTCGGCGTCTTTTAGTAAGTCCCAGTTTCTAGTGAGAACAGCTTTTACACTTTTGTACAGCTTTTCTAGTTTGCCTGCATAGCAAACTTTTTCACACATCGAAGTTGTGGAAGGGCAGGAATATTCTCTTCCTGCAGGTAACCCGAAGGTATTAGCAATTAATGCTTGATCGCCATTACGTGAAACAGCGTTAGCAACTTTTCTGTCTTTAGATCTTTGTAGTGTCTCCATAGATATAGTTTTACATATTTAAAATAATTTGTCAAGTCCCCTTGAAAGGATTCGAACCTCCGACCTTACGGGTAGAAACCGTTTGCTCTATTCCACTGAGCTACAAGGGGTAAAAAAGAGCAGCGACTACAAGATAGATCGGATGGAAATGGAGACAAGAGGCGGGTAGAAAGAGGTTAACACCCGTTACTTTGTTTACATCCGATATTTAATTGTAGTCGCGCTCAAACCTAAACTATCATATTTCTAGTCTAAAAACACTTTCACTGCAAAATCTACGACTTCAGATGGCGCTTTACTTTCTTCTACCCATCCGTCTGGTCCCATATAACGAATATCCACTTCTCCCTTGCCGTCTGCAAGATTGTCTTCAGACATCCCTCTAATCAACCACTCTTCTCCGCTTGCCGTTTTAACATTGAAGTCACTTGCCAAAACTATTGGCGACCAACCCGTTGCGTTAAGTACAGTTACGCTTCGCAAAATACTCCTCCATCGCTTTCTACACGTTTCATGCCGTTTTCCTCTAATTCAGCAAATAGCAAATCTACTACGGATTCAGTGTGACCACCGACATGCCAGTCGTACTTTTCAGCAAGACCTGGGGCACCGTTTTCGTAACGCTTCCAGTCATAGATCGTCACTACATGCTCGCCGTTAAGCAAAAGCATCCACTCGGTAGTTACCTTGCCGTCACCTTCGAATGCATCGTATTCATTTGGTAAACCGAAAACATTTTCAAGTTGCGCACGGGTTATATTTACATAACCCTTCATTGACGTGCCGTTTGTTGCATCTGTTTCTGTAAGTACTTTAAAACTCATATTTCCTCTTTTCTATAACAAAGATAACATGTTAGTAAATTTATGTCAAATCGGGGGATGGTAGGCGGGACTGCGCGATACCTGGGAAGTTAATCAATTTAAAAAACAACTGCGAGTTCTACCTGCAGAAAAAGCTTTACGAACCCTGGTGAGTAAAGTTATCCTACCCAATCCGTCAAGTAAAAGTCAAGTATTTATTTAATTATTTAGATCCGATCCATCCAGGTCAGCTGGTATATAGCTCTAATTAAAAAGTTATTACTTCCTGCGATTGGATCCAATCCCTGGTTTACTTGCATTTTTCGATCCGTCTTCTAGTTTTAAAAAGTTATTAGTTCCCGTGGATGGATCAGCTCGGATCCGTTCCCCTAAAAAATATAGGGCTCGCTTACGCGCACGCCGTTCTTTCCCAGGCCGCTTAGCTCCGTTCCCCTAAAAAATATTAAAGGTTCCCGTTGTTGCATAATGTGAAACACGATCCGTTCCCCTAAAAAATAACTTCCCTGTTCGCAGGCCGCTTTTTCATAAAATCCAATAGACTGGTTCTTCTAGGGGCGGTAGCTCAGTTGGTTAGAGCTACGGACTCATAATCCGTCGGTCCTGGGTTCGAGCCCCAGCCGCCCCACATAAGCTACACCTTATGCAAACTACACTTCCCTATTGAATCCGTTATAAATGTGTACATGGGCAGGCCGCTTTCCATACACCCTTAGTTTTAAGTCTGTACGGTTTTTCTTTATAATGAACCGTGCACCTGGGAGGGGCTATATAGCTAGGAAAGGGAAGTTATTAGTTCCTGCGAAGGCGCAGGCCGTTTTTCCCCTAAAAAATATTTTTATGGCCAAAGATAGAATCTAGGACATCTTCGTACTGGTAAGGGTCGTAGTCCGTTTCCTTTGTACAGTTTCCGTCTTTAAGTCCCATGCCGTTTCTCCGATTTGACAAATGGTAGTTTATTAATTAGACTGTTGATAACAACTGTCTAATATATAAACTACTTGTTTTCAGATTCTCCTAATACATAACCGTATAACTCTAAAGCCTTGTTAGCCCTAGCCGTTACTCGAACATGTTCTTCACGGTGGGTGGCTAGTCTGATATCCGATTGAAGTTCTTCAGCAAGCTCTCTTGCCAGATCTACCAGGTACAAAGAAGAGTTGTTACTTCCCGTGCCGTCATCTAAGTTGTTCATAAGCTGTTCAGTCCTTCTTATCTTTCTCTTCATCGGTTGATTCAGAATCTTCAGTAACAACAATCTCGGCGTCAATAACTCTGTGTTGATCCCCCAAAACTCCAGCAATCATGGTTGCTCCTTCGGCAAGCCGTTGAAGTCTTTCGGCAACAATCACATGGGCTGGCCGTGAGTCTTGGACATCAATACCGACATCTAACTCCACGCCTCCTCGAACTCCAGCGCGATCCAGAATCTCTGTTGCCGCTTTAAGGGCGACGGGTTCTGAGATTGCCGTTTCCATAAGTTGTTCAAGTTTGTCCACAGCGTATGGGGCAGCCTGAACAAGTTTGAGTCTTGCCCGTTCAACGTCAGCTCCAGGACGGCGAATTGTTTTTAGATGGATACGGCAGAGACCGTCATCCTTAATACGACCACTAAACCAAAGCTGGCATCGGATGCCGTCTGGTTTCACAATGCGGCACCGAGCAGGTAGCCCAAGAGGTGCCCGCTTTGAAGACTTCGGGCCGCCTTGCTCTTGTTCCTTTATGTAGGCGCGAGTAGCACCGACAACCCAAGGTGGGCAAAGTTTGTAGGCGGCGTCATCTGCCATAAGGTCGACGCCCGTAATGAAATCTGAGTTTGTGTTGTTGGGGTCGGAAAGAAGAGGTTTCTTTTCGGCAAGTGAAAGTAGACGGCGTTCACGGGACGACTCAATAGAGCGAGCCGCGATTAGCCCAGTTGGGCGGCCAGAGTTGTCATAGACAGCGTCCCAGTTAAATTCGTTTCGGCGTAGGAGTTGACGGTTTTCGTAGGTATCCTCACACACACCCTTTTCTATCTCAACGATGCCGATGCGCGAAAGATCGGGGCGCAAATCCATTGGGTCATCGTGTCTAGGGATTGAGTCCGTTGGGTCAATTTCTTCTGGGTCTGGGCCCAGGAACTCTAATTCGTTGCTCATTGAGGGTTTTTCTTTCCTATCAAAAAAGCCAAGACTCCCCTAAAAAATATTAAAGGAGCCTCGGCTCTTTAGTTAATTATTTCTTCTTAGCTGCTGCCTTAACCACGATTTGCTTTGTGGTTTCACCAGCCAAAGATGGTCCTGTACTACCAAATGAGGAAGATCCAAATGAGGTTAGTACTGAGATGAAAGCAGCAGAGGCTGCTACCTGAAGTGAAGCGTTTAGGTCAACTGACAAGATACCTGCTGCGTCTGTACCCACTAATGCAAGTAGGGTTTGGACGAAAGTTTTGATTGCTCTCTCGGCAGTGGCCTTTAGGAAATCAACTTCGAACATGTTTTTATTTCTCCTTGTTTTTTCGGTTGTGTCCGTTATATCCATAGTAAGCCGCTTTCTAGAAAAGAATTTTTGGGAAAATGGAGAGAGAACGCACCTAATTTTTGCCTCTTTTATAAACAACAAGTGGAAAAATGTGGGGTTTTATGGGGGAAAATGTAAAACTTATATAATAGAAAAAAGGGCACCAAAAAATAATATTTGATGCCCTAAAAAGTGCTTTTGACCTTGTTAAAAATGGTCGCTAAGTCTTCCCCATTGTTTAGTTAAAGACTTTTTTAGTGCGTACTTTTTAATAACTTTGTAGGATCTTATAAGTACCCATAGCCCTGCTACTAGAAGTAGTGTGTTGGCTACATTGAAATCCAAACCTAGTAAATCTTTTATGTAAAGACCTCCCCACCCATCTTGAATGAAGAAGTCAAAGGTCACTTCATCCTCTAGTTGGGTTGAGCTTTCAAAGAATATATCTTCCATTTAGAACTCCACCGTTGTGTTTTTCTTTATGTAGTTTTCTACTGCTACTTCTGGCACTCGAAAACTGTTACCAACCCTGACGCTAGGCAGTTCGTTGGAGTTTAGCAATCTGTAGACAGTCATTTTTGAAACTCTCATATGACTGGCAACTTCCTTAACAGTGTAGAACTTTAGTCCAGATTTTTGGTTTATTCCTGTTGTCATGATTTCTTTACTTCTTCCTGTTC